GGAACGTTATGATGTTCCTTCTTTAGAAATGATACAAAAAGCAATCGGTCCTAGAGACTGGACTGCGTTGTATCAGCAGAATCCGGTATCAGATGAAGGTGATTACTTTACTAGAGAAATGGTTCGTTACTATGAGAAAGACGAAATAGAGTATGACCGACTGCGGTATTATTGTGCCTGGGATTTAGCTATTGGGCAAAAAGATAGAAACGACTTTTCGGTAGGTATAGTTGTGGGTGTGGACGAATACGACAACATGTTCGTAGTAGATGTTGTGCGCGGAAAGTATGACGGTTTTGAGTTAGTAGAGAAAATTTTAGATTTATACGAGCAATGGCGGCCTGGAATTGTGGGTATAGAGAAGGGTCATATCGAAATGGCAATTGGTCCTTTTTTGCAGAAAAGGGTTGCCGAAAGGGGTCTTCATGAAGCATACTTTAAAGACCTGAAAGTAGGAAGGCGAGATAAAGAAGCAAGAGCTAGAGCAATTCAAGGTAGAATGCAGCAAGGCATGGTATACTTCCCGCAAGAAGCCGTTTGGACGGGGACCATGATAGCAGAACTTTTACGTTTCCCTAACGGTACTTTTGATGACCAAGTTGACGCTTTAGCATGGATAGGATTGATGATGACAGAATTTGCAACATTTTATGAAGCGCCCGTACATGTTCCTTCATGGAGAGATAGGTTACGTCTGCGAGATAGTAATGATAAAAACAAAACACCGATGAGTGCTTAATGGCTAAATATAAACCAAAGAAAAAATTAAACAAAGCAGAAGAAGCGGACTTAGCAAAAAAACAATTTGCTGGGTACGTTAGAGCTAGAGATAGTGGCCACGAAGATTACGTGGAAATAGCAAAAAGATGTGACGCTTTTTATAGGGGCTCACAATGGGACGAAGCTGACGTTGCTACGTTAGATGACCAAGGTCGACCTGCTTTAACCATCAATACAATTTTACCTACAATTAATGCTGTACTTGGCGAACAAAGTACGCGAAGAGCGGATATAAAATTTAAACCAAGAGGGAATGGACAAGACGATATTGCCAATATTTTAACGCAAGTCTACATGCAGATATCTGACAACAATAAACTCGACTGGGTAGAATCTCAAATTTTTCAGGACGGACTAATTCAAGACCGCGGTTGGTTCGATGTACGTATAGATTTTTCTGACCATATCCAAGGGGAAGTTAGAATAACTGCAAAAGACCCTTTAGATATTTTAATAGACCCAGACGCAAAAGATTACGACCCAAAAACTTGGAACGAAGTCTATGAAACTAAATGGATGAGTTTAGATGAAATAGAAGAAGCTTATGGCCAAGACAAAGCAGATAGGTTAAGAATCGTTGCTGATTCTGGTACTACTTTGGGTAAAGACTCTATGGAGTTTGAACACGAAGAAAATAGATATGGCGACACTAATGACGATTGGTTGGGTCAAGAATATGGAATAGACCCAGATAATGCTAGAACTTTAAGAGCTATAAGAGTTATAGAAAGGCAGCAATATAGACTAAAAGATTGTCTTTTATATGTAGACCCGCTTACTGGGGATGAAAGACCTGTGCCTTATAACTGGACTGAAAAGAAGAAAAAAGAATTTGCTGAAAAGTACGGCTTAATAATGGCTACTAAAAAACAGCGAAAAGTTCGTTGGACAGTAACCGCCGATGTTGTTGTGCTGTTTGATGATTGGTCCCCTTATGAAACATTTACTTTGGTTCCTTACTTTCCGTACTGGAGAAGGGGCAGACCATTCGGTATGGTACGTAACTTATTATCACCACAAGAGCAGTTAAATAAAATTTCTTCTCAAGAGTTACATATAGTAAACACAACTGCAAACAGTGGATGGATTGTTGAAGGCGGTTCTTTGTCAGGAATGACTGCTGATGATTTAGAAGAACACGGAGCAGAAACAGGTTTAGTTCTAGAATATAATAGAGGTTCTACTCCTCCTGCAAAAATACAACCAAATCAAATACCTACTGGGTTAGATAGGATTGCAATGAAAGCAGCTAATAATATAAAAAGTATTAGCGGTATTTCTGATGCTATGCTTGGTACAGATTCTCCCGAAGTATCGGGCATTGCTATCCAAGCAAAACAAAGTAGAGGCGTTATGCAAATACAAGTGCCTTTAGATAACCTACAAAAATCTAGACTGTATTTAGCGCAAAAAGTATTAAAGCTAGTTCAAGCTTTTTACACAGAAGAACGGTTATTGCAGATTACAGATGAAGAAGACCCATACAAAACAAGAGTCCCACTTAAAGTTAATGAAATGACTCCCGAAGGTAGAATAATTAATGATTTAACTATTGGGGAGTATGATGTTGTTGTGGGTACAGCTCCTGCTAGAGATAGCTTTGATGAAATGCAATTTGCTGAGGCTATTGCGTTGCGTGGTGCTGGAGTACCAGTTCCTGATGATATGATTGTTGAATATTCACACTTATCACGTAAAGAAGATATAGCAAAACGTATAAGAATTATGCAGGGTATGGAGCCACCTAGCCAAGAACAATTACAAGTACAAAACTTTAGGATGCAAGCCGAAATGCAGAAAATACAACTTGAAATCGCAAAAATGGAAGCAGAAGTTGCTAACTTACAGTCTGCTTCTCAGCTCAATATGGCAAAAGCACAAGGTTCTGTTATGGACCCACAGTTGAAAGCTGCTGAATTACAGACTAAACTAGAGAGTAAACGAGAGGAGTTAAACCTCAGAAGAGAATTATCTGCTTTGACTAACCAAATGAGGGAACGTCAAAGTGACACACAAGCGGCGGCAAAGATTGCTACCGCAGCTATGAAACCTACAGGAGGTATTGAATAAAATGGCTAAATCTAAAAAACAAACTGAAGCACCTTTAGACGATAAAATATTGTTTGATGGTATGCCGGGAGCTGATAAAAAGACAGAAGAAGACGCAGAAGGCTTTAAAGTTGATATGAACTTTGAGGATGAGCCTGAAACTTCCAAGGAGGGAGAAGAAATTGAAGAAGAATCAGAAACAGAACTCACGACTACTCCTGAAGAAATGGAAGCGAAAGCAGGAGAGCAAGAAGAAACAGAAAACACTGCAGATGCAGAAAGTCCAGAAGAAGAAGGAGTGGATGCAGAAAGCCAGGAAGATACACAACAACCTATACCAGCAGATGAAGGAGACGTTGTTGAAGCAAAAGTAGAAGAAAAAGCACCCATGGTGCCTAAATCTAGGTTAGATGAAGTAATTGCAAGTAAAAAAGCCCTACAAAAACAGATAGAAGAATTTGAAGCGGCTAAACAACAGCAAGAAGTAGTGCCAGATTACGATTTTGCACAAAAAGAATCGGAATATCAGGAGTTTGTACTTAATGGAGAGACCGAAAAAGCTGCAGAACTACGAAACGAGATAAGAAATGCTGAAAAAATGCAGTTAATGCAAGAAGTTAGGCAAGAAATGGGCTCTACAGTAGAACAAAATCAACATTTACGTGATTTACAGGTAAAAGCTGATGAGTTGATGGCAGAATACCCTATGTTAGACGAAAATCATGCCGAATATAATGCAGATTTACAGAATGAAGTATTAGAATTGCGTGATGCTTTTGTTTCTAAGGGTTATGTACCGGTAGATGCGCTTACCAAAGCTACAAACTATGTTATGGGACTAAATGCACCGGCTCCAGAGCCAAAAGCTGCGCCTGTTCAAGACTCTCAGTTAAAAGAAACAAAACAAAAAGCACAAGTCTCTAAAAAACTAGAGGCTTCTAAGTCACAACCACCTACTCTACAAGGAGAAGGGGTAAATGCTAAAAAAGATGCTAAATTAGATTTAAACACTTTATCTACAGAGGAATTTAACGCACTTCCTGAAGAAACTTTAAAAAGAATGCGTGGCGATTTCGGATAAACTGTGGTATAAAATGTACAAGTTCGTTTGCTGATACGATAATCAGTACTGGTCGTGCAGTATAAAACTCGTTTTTCGCCTGTTATGGCGTTAATCTATCCGAGTTCACCTCGTAAAAGTATGGCTACGTCTCCCCAACGACAAAGGGTATACGGATAATATGTCGCTCCAAAAGACGACTGGTTTATAACAACTTTGATAAGGAGAATTATCATGGCAAATACTAATTTTGCAGCGTTGACCAGTGAGCAATTAACCATATGGTCACGTGATTTTTGGCGTGTCGCTAGAAATATGTCCTTCATCAACCAATTCGCAGGTAGCGGGTCCAATGCAATGGTTCAGACTATATCTGAACTTACTCAATCAGAAAAAGGAGCTAGAGCTGTATTAACACTTTTAGCTGACATGACTGGTGATGGTATCGTTGGAGACAATACTTTAGAAGGTAATGAAGAGTCATTAAGAGCTTACGACATAGTTGTACAACTTGACCAACTAAGATTTGCAAACAGACTTTCAGGTAGAATGAACGACCAGAAATCTGTTGTTAATTTTAGGGAACATTCTAGAGACGCTCTTGCTTACGCAATGGCTGACAGAATGGACCAATTGGCATTCTTAACTCTAAGTGGTATTGGTTACACACTTAAGAACAATGGCGCATTAAGACCTGTTCAAAATTCTGGACAGAATCTTGGTGACCTTGCGTTCTCATCTGACGTAACTGCTCCTACCTCAAATAGACATAGAAGATTTGATGCTACTAACGGTATTGTAGCTGGTGATGTTACTGCAACTGTTGCAGCTGACAAACTAAGCTATGGCGCTATTGTAGACTTAAAAGCTTATGCTAAAGACCAATATATTAGAGGTCTTAGAGGTGCAGGTAACGAAGAAATGTATCATTTATTCGTGACACCACAAGTAATGGCTGACCTAAAACTCGATTCAGACTTCCTTGCTAACGTAAGACAAGCTGGAGTAAGAGGACCAGGTTAAAGCTTATTCTCAG